AGTGATATATTATAAGGAGTATTGTAAAAAATAATTTTACATAAAACTATAGAATTAACTAAATAAATTTGTAAACATGCAACCAGATGACAAATTAAATATTGACTCTCTGACACTGGACGATGTCCTGGGTGAAGGGGTTGATACAGTCCAAGACGTCCAGGACGTTGAAGACGTAGAAGATACACAAACTCAAGAAGTTGAGGATGTAGAAGAAATTGACAATGAAGTTGAAATCGAAGAATCTGAAACCGAATATGAGGTTGAAGAAGAAGTTGAAGAAGACGACGTTGAAGAAGTTGAAGAACCGAGTAGTGTTGCTTTTGAAGTAGCTAAGACCCTGGGCTTTGAGTTGGAGAACGATTACGAAGACTCAGTAGAAGGACTTACAAACTTTGTAAGAGACATTAGTCAAAGCGCTGCAGAGGAACAACTCGCCGGTCTGTTTGAGCAGTTCCCCGAGATTCAACAACATCTAGACTATGTACTAGCGGGAGGTGATTCCCGTGAGTTCTTTCAAAGACAGGGCCAACAAATAGACTACGGTTCTATTGAGATGCGAGAAGATGATACTAGCATGCAACGTGCTATTCTAGCACAATTTCTGCAAACTAAAGGGCACGACTCCGAATTCATACAAGACACTATTGATACGTATGAAGACTCCGGGAGACTCTTTAACAATGCGCAGAAAGCAAAGCAGCATCTTGTTAAGTTCCAACAAGAAGAGCAGCAACAGCTCATGGAACAACAGCAGGCAATGTACCAGCAACGACAAGAAGAACAGAACCAATTCTGGAATGAGGTTGCTGAAACAATAGAATCAGGTAACGAATTTGCAGGGGTCCGTATCCCAGATAGAGAAAAATCAAACTTTTTTGATTACATATCTCAACCTATTGGACAGAATGGAGAAACACAACGTGATCTCGATTATCAACAAGCAGGGACAGATATTAAACTCGCTATAGATTATATGCTGTATAGTGGGTTTGACCTAAATGGTGTAATTGAAAAGAAGGCTAAGACGCAAGCTGCTAAGAATTTGAGACAAAGAATCATATCAAATGAAGAGCGAGTTAAGTCTGCCCGAAAACAACAACGTAGCTCCAAGACAGTCGACTTTGACCAATTGGATCTAGGTAGCATATTACAATAAACAACTAAAAATTAGAAAACTATGGCTTTAACTCAAGTACTGAAAACGTACTACAATGATTCGCAGATGACCGACACCAACTCGTTGGTCAATGCTTTGATGGAGAAACCAGAAGAGTTGTCTCCAATTATTACTCACCTCGCAGGTCGTGAGGAAAAGAAGTTCCCACTCTCATTCTTGACTGAGGGTGTTGGAAATACTAAGTCTATCGACCGCTTCGAGTATGAGTACCGCGTGAAGACTCACGAAGTAAACGTTCGACCTGTTGTTGCATCTACTGGTACAGGAGCAGGTGGTTCTATGTTCAAAGTAACTTTCCCTGACAAGTGGTTCATCTTCCCTTACACCTTGGTTTCTCAATCAGGTGCATTGGCTCGAATCATGGAACAGCCTAAGCCTGCAGCTGGTGGTTATGAGTATATCTTGAAGATTGTATCTCCTGATGTATCTGCTATTGCTACTGCTGACCTCGCAGACGGCGCATTGTGGGGTATGCTCTTTGCTAACGTAGGAATTGACTTCTCTCGTGGTAATGCTTCTAACTGGAGTGCACCCGGGTTGGTTCGATCTAAGATTGGTACCGTACGTAAGTCTTACCACTTCTCTGGTAATGCTAAGGACTACGTTGCTGAATTTAATCTCCCAACTAAAGAGGGTTCTACCACTAAGTTGTGGATGGACTACGAAGAGTACCGTCACATGCTCAAGTTTAAGGAAGAGTGTGAGATGTACTACTGGTACGGTCAGAAGACTTACGACGCTGACGGTGCAAACAGAATGTTGGACGAGAACGGTCAGCCAGTTATTTCTGGTCCTGGTTTGTTCGAGCAGATCATCAACAAAGACACTTACTCTACTTTGACTCAAAAGAAGATTGAGGACGTTATTGGTGACTTGTTCTACGGCATGACTGACGCTACTGATAAGCAGGTTACTTTGTACACTGGTATTGGTGGTGCACGTGAGTTCGATAAGGCTCTGCGTAACTACTACGGTAACAACAACTACCTGCAGTCTACTGAATCTAAGTTCATCACTGGATCAGGTCGTAGCTTGGGTATCACCGGTTACTTCACTTCTTACGACCACATTGATGGTCACAGAGTGAACGTAGTAAAAGTTCCATTGTTTGACCATGGCCCAGTTGCTCAAGCTTCTAGCAAGCACCCAGATACTGGATTGCCATTGGAATCTTATAGAATGACCTTCGTTGACCAATCATCTTATGACGGAGAAAACAACCTCCAGATGATCAATAAGAAGGGTCGTGAAATGTTGCGTTGGGCTGTTTCAGGTTCAGTTGTTCCAAAAGGATTTACTGGCTCTGACACTCGCGCAAGTGATATAGACGGTGCGTCTGTACACATGTTGAAAACAGCAGGTATCTTGCTTCGCCGCTTTGATACTTCGCTCGATCTCCAGTGTGTGGCATCGTAATTTGTGTTTGGTTTGCATAGGGGGGATCGCCAACGGGTTGGTCCCCCCACTTACCATATATTCATTAAGTTATTCTTCTTCATAAAAGAACAACTTAGTTATTCTTTCTAAACTCTAAAAGAACATTAATCATGCGTAAAATTTATATCCGCAGAAAAGAAGTCCTGAATCACTTACCTAAAGAAGTACGTGCAGGCGCAAAAATTAGTATTGGAAGTATCTATGTCGGAAGACAGCCTCTACGAGGTATAGAAGGAGAAGAAGCCCACAAGCTCTTGTCTGGTATATTAGATGTTCCGCCCGGACACGCAGACTGGCCCAAACAAGAAAAAGATTTCTGGGCAAGTATGACTGTCAAAGTCCCATTCGAAGGAGTGGAACTTGATATCAGTACTGATGAGGACGGTAATCCAAGTAATATAATGGATTACATTACTTATAAGTGGTGCATGAAACATAGACAAGTAGCTGAGTCTGAAACTCAAATGAAGGCAGACGCAACAAAAAAGTTCTATCTCTATGACCCACAAAAAGATTTGCTCAAGCGTAATGCTCAAGTAAAACTTAGAAAAGATGCAGATAAGGAGTTTATCAAAATAAGCTCTGATACTGACAAGATGCGCAGACTGCTTCGTGTATTGTCTAAAGGATCTCAACCAGAGAAACTCACCGATATGGAAGTTGAGAACCAGTTGTACAACATTAAGAATGACAAACCAAGTCAGTTCTTAAAGTTTAGTACAGACAAACACCTTGATGTTCGCGCTGAGCTTGAACAAATGATTGAGCTGGGAGTGCTTCGAACCATTGGTAATCAAATCATCTACGGAGATGAAACTATTGGGGAGAACATTACCGATACTATTGTATATTTCAACAACAAAAAGAACTCGGGGCAAGTAAACGCCATGCGAGCACAACTTAAAGAACTTAAATGACAATAGAAGAGATGCATATTGCTGTCAACCTGGGGGTGCAAAAAATCGCATCTTTCCAGGTTGACAATCTCTTACCACAAGAGATTGACCACGAACTTAATGATGCAATGGAGTCATTCATTAAGCAGCGCTACGCCCCTATGGGTAATAAATACCAAAGGGGGTTTGAACAATCTCAAAAAAGAATTGATGACCTCAGAGCACTAATAGTAGACAGCAGAACTAAGTGCTTCTATGTAGGGGAATCTATAACTGGTTATAAAATTGACAGAGCTCCACTTCCTATGGACTACATGTTCCTAGTTAGTGCAATTGCTGATAACTACCAGGCTTGTAACGACGTTATTGAGTGGAAATTTGGTGCAGATCAAACATTTAAATACAAGCAGTGGGACATTAGAATGACCCCTCCTGCTGGAGCTGAAGGGTATAAACTTGGGGTATTAAAATTTGGTGATACAATTTTGGTTGCATCCGCAACCGCGAGCGGTACAATTATAGGAGAGGGCTTGACAAGAAGATACCTCGCAAATTGGTATAACTTTATACAAAACTCTTCTGCTCCTCCGCAAGAGGTAGGTTCTCAAAACGGTGTTGTAGCTAATGTTGACGCTGATTTCTTAGAACAAGTAGTTGTAGTAGACTCTGACCCATACTGGAGAAAAAATGTAACAGCTAATGGTGTAGGGCTTGGTGT